CCGACTCAAAAGTTGCGCCCTGGTCAGCCTTATTTTGGTTTAAAAATTGAACAACTACAAATCCTAGCCGCTGATGATTGGGATGAAGTTAAGGATAATCCAAATAGGCTAAAGGCCATGGTGGATAACTATCTGATGCTAAAAGGTTTAGATCCTGAAATACCTTCTATTATTTACACTAAAACGGTTAATTGCCAAAACTGTGGGGAAATAAAAACCTGGCCAAGCTGTTCACTTGATGAAGTCCCTTGTTGCCAGTGGTGCGTCGTTAGTCATGATTTGATATTGAATTAAGGAATAAAGGAGAAACTAATATGTTCATTAACCAAATACTACATCGAGTAATAGGCTACCCAATGCAATTGCGAGAAAATTATAAAGAAAAGCAATTATTAAAAAAGAAAAATAGCAGGCTCGCTAAATTTCTGAAAACAACGAGGGCTATTAGATGAAATGTATTAATCCTTGCTGCGGTTATTTTAAAACATATGTCATCAATTCACGGGGAATGTACGAAGGTAAAATGCATCGGAGAAGACAGTATTGCCCAAAATGCAAAACACGTTATACCACCTATGAAACCGTTTTGTATGACGACAGCGCATCACATTGGTTTGCCTCCCCTTGTAAAGAGACTCAATCATCTTTATAAAAAGCGGCTATATCTAGTAACTATCGTTTTTTAAAGTGATCTTCCATACTGTTCTTGTCTACTTTAAAAAAATGATATGAATAAATCGAATAAAAATTCTTTAGATGATCTATCTATGATTGAATCTAATGATTCAATCTCTGTTCACAGAAAATTAGCCATTCAGCATGCCAATACCGCACACCGCTTAGTACAGCAACGCTATGTAAGTGATGCAAAGCCAATCTTTGTCGATAAGGGAAGATAATCATGGGACGGCCCAGTAAATTTAATTCAACCTTAGCAAAAAATATTATTGAAGATATTGCTCAGTTAGTTCCTTACACAATAGCTGCTAAAGCCAACCAAATCGATCGTTCAACCTTATATGACTGGATTAATCAGGGTTTAGCAGATATTCAAGCAGGAAAAAATAAAACCGAATTCGCTCAGTTTTCCGACGCTATAAAAAAGAGCCAGTGTCAATCAGTTAAAGAATTACTCAAAGATATTAAAAAAGGTGAGAAAGCTTGGCAATCGCGCGCTTGGTTATTAGAACGACGCTTTCCGATGGAGTTTTCTTTAGCCGCAGAAGAATTAGCAGAATTGAAGTTGCAAATAGAAGAAATCAAACAATTAATTAAAAGCTATGAAAAATAAAAAAAAGACCATATTAAAAGATATACCGGTTAAAAATAACTTATTAGTCAAGCGTATACGTTTAGAAGAAACATTCAGTAAACTTAAAAAAAAAATAATTTGATTGCGGTATTTTTATTTTATAACCAAGGCATTGGTAAATATAGCCGATTTAGCTTTAGTAAGGAGTTAGTCCATAGTGCATTACTCTGTTATGAAGGTAATCGTTGTATTTTATTCGAGATTGCGCCTACGGGATTTATTTATCGAATCTTAAAGAATAGTGATGTGAATAAAAATTTAAATGCGATTAAGAAATTACCCTCGCTGAGCGCATTTATTGCGGTCTTCGTGAAAGAAAAGAAAAAAGTTAAAGAATGGCCGATTAAATGGTACACCTGCAATGAAGTCTGTCGTTATTTTAGTGGCATTGATATCGGTTGGACGTTTAATCCTAAGTTTTTATTTAAAAAATTAATGAAATTTAAAGATAAACGTAATTATGAACTCTTAAGCTGTTGGAGAAGACCATGAGTGGGGGTGGTGGTGGTAACGATGAAGCCAATCGTTTGATGGAAGAGCAAATACGCCAGCAAAAGGAAGAAATAGAACAAAAGAGACAAGCTATTCAACAGCAGCGTATGGCCATTATTCAAGGCCAAGGCGCACAATCTTTTAATAATCCCAATAACCCTAATCCTCCGGCACAAATCATCCAATGAACTTGGCTTCCCTTTATGCCCGTTACGAAGAAAGTAAACGCTACAAAGAACGTTGGTTCTCTTTATACAAAGATCTGTATACCTATGTGATTCCTGATAGAGATGCTTTTAACATTAAATTTAATTATCGAGATGAAGGTAAACCGACCGGTTTGCAAATGTGGGACAATACGGCGCTTTTAAGCGCATATCAGCGCGCGAATGATCTACATGGCCTGTTACTGCCTCAAGATCGTGTTTGGGGTAAATTAAGCTTAGATCCGCATCTTATTAAACAGAATCAAATCAGTGAACAACAACCGTTATTAGATGAAGTGAATGACAGGCTATTCTTTTATTTAAATCAATCGAATCTAGCGCGCATGGTCGCTTCCAGTAATTTAGATTTAGTAGGTGGTACAGCCGCACTTTGGATAGAATCAATTGATGATCATACTCCACTTTATTTTCGCTCTATTCCTGCCATTGCGTTGACGATTGAATACAGTACCGACGATGTTTTAAATACCTGCTGGTACCAATGTCGACTGAGTGGACGCAAGATAGTGGAAGATTTCCCTCAGTATAAAAACAAAAATAATTTACTCGATCAGCCAAATGAATTATTTACCGTGATTTATGGTCAAGTTAAATTAAAAGAAAATAAGTTTTATCTCTATGCCATCTTAGAAGATGATCCCTTAATTCCTTTGTGGGAAGCTGAGCGTGATTATAATCAAATCATTATTTATCGAGATAGAGTAAGGCCTGGTGAGTGTGAAGGACGAGGCATAGGCATTGATTTGTTGCCAACGATACGTGATCTCAATCGAATCATTGAATATAGCCGTAAAAACTTAGCCTTTAAAGCCAATCCCCCGTTATTTTACGATGCTGATAAATACTTTAATCCGCATCTGTTTAGAAAATGGTCGGGTGCTATGATTGCACGCAATCCTAATGGTCGAAACCCATTAGAAGCCTTACAGATGCCGAAATATCCGGAAGTATTAGAGCATATTCGTGATTTAAGACAGATTGTACGCGATGGTTTCCAAGTGGATCCGATTGGTGAAGTGAATACGCCGGTTAAATCAGCCACTGAAGTGTCCATCCGAGAAAACAGAGCTCAACGTACCAGTGCGACAGATATTTCGCGTTTAATTAATGAATTACCTAAACAAGTCTTTACTATCAGCGCCAAGATATTAGCAAAAAGACGTTTACTCGCACAAGATAGAAGCATTAGTGGTATTAACCCACATCTATTGCGATTTGATTTTCAGAGTCCATTGTATGATCTGCAAAAACAAGATGATCTCAGTCACTTTACAATGATGGCACAGATTTTACAGCAGTTCGGTGGTGAAGGTGCGGTATTAACCGCCACAAAGATGGAAGAAGTCTTACTGTTTTTAGCGGATAAACTCAATTTACCTGCCAAGCTCATGAAGTCTAAAGAGGAATTTGCACATTTTATGCAGCACATGGCACAACAGATTCAACAAAGCCAAGCACCAACTCCCTCAACCAGTGCGAGTCCGATTACTATTCCTTCTCCTACCGAGATGCAATTTTAATGAGTGATAAACTCAATCAATTACTCAAAAAAGATCGCATTAATAAGGACCAATATGATTTATTTATGCTGTTTGGACAAACTCTGGGCGCTGAGTTTCTAAAGAATAAATTGCTTAGTGTCGCGTTAGAAGAATCCCCATGCCCTAGCAATGATGGCTTTGCTTGGTTAGATGGTCGCCGTTCGGTATGGCGTGATATTCAACACACCCTTTCTTATATCAATCAATTAATCGAAGAAAATACAGGAGATACGCATGAGTAACGAAATAGAACCTATCAACCCAGAAGTCACCGTAGAAGAAACACCTAAACTCTATGCGGGTAAATATAAAAGCGTCGATGAACTAGAAAAAGCCTATAAAAACAGCGCTAAGGTATTTAATGACAATAAAGCATTACAAGAGAGATTAAAAAATTATGAAGTACCCGAAAGTTATCATTTGCCAAATGTATCATTACCTGAAACGATGTTACAAGAAATTGAGGGATTGGCTAAAGCCGCGAATTTAAGTCAAGAGCAATTTAACAAAACCCTTTTTGCGATGGAAGAACAACAAAAACAGTATCAGGCGCAAATAGAAGAAAAAACAAAAAACTTAGGTGATAAGCTCAATGTGATTCAAGACTATGTGACTAAAACCTATCCTACTTCTTTACATACGCCTATTTTAAACACCCTCCTTGGAGATG